GTTTCTTATAACTTCTAGTATATTTAATACGCCTAGTGAGTTAGTTATTGTTGTTACTTGTGGTTGTTCAAATGAAAGACCTACAAATGATTGTGCTGCTAAATTATAAAACTCGTCTGGTTGTACTTTGTCTAATACTTTTTCTATATTGTATGGTTCACCTAAATCAATATCAACAAATTCTATTTGATCTGTTATATTTAATTCATCTAAACGCCAATATCTTTTACCTGTGTTTCTTCTTTGAGCGCCGTAAACTTTATATCCTTTAGATAATAATAATTTTGCTAGATAGCATCCGTCTTGTCCTGTTATGCCAGTTATAATCGCTTTTTTCATTATTTCCTTTCAAATATTAAACCTGTTTCTTTCCAAAACTCTCTTTTCATTGTAGAGATTTCTTTAGATTGTTTTGTTAAATCTTCTCTATATTTAAATCCATATCTATCAAATAGTTCTAACCAATACTCTAATGGTTCACAATTAACGTGATGATGACCTGGTTTACCTGGTTCTGAATATGTAACAAACACGTATTTACCTTTTTGCATTAATGACATCCAATTATCTTCATATTCTTTTTCTACGTGTTCTATAAATTCACAACACCATATTAAATCAAAGTTCATTTTAATACTTTCTAACTTACCTTTTGTAAAGTCGTGTATTTCAAATAACTCTGGTTTTTCTCTTGTAGTTACAAAGTCGCCATCAACACCTCTTGCGTCTAATCCCAATCTTCTTGCTTCGTAAACCATACCTCCTGGTCCACAACCTATATCTAGCATAGATTTACATTTTAAATGATTAATTGCAAATGCTAACAAACCTGTATCTATGTGTGTGATATTACCGTGACCACCTAAATGTTTAGGTAAACCTTTTATATTACTCATTCTAGTAACTCCTTAATTTTTGGTAGAATAAAATCTATGTTATCAAATTCACTCATTAAAAATTCTGTTGACGCCATTTGTTCAAACCATTTTAAAACTTCATTACTATTTGCATAATGCAAATTTTCTACTTTTCTATAATCTGTATTACCTAATCCTACACCAAAACTATGTTCAGTTGTAATTGTAGGTATTCCTAATTCAGTTAATTCAAAAATACTTGTACTACTATCTAGTATAGCACAGTAAACATCTTTTGCAATGTCAACAATTTTATTATTACCTACCATTACTTCTACATCTAAATCACTATAAATTAGTTTACTATGAGGATGTGCCTTAACAACAATTTTTCTAGTCGTAACTTGTTTAATCCAATGTACCGTTTGTGCAACAAATTCAGCAACAGGCACAGAGCTAGTAGGGTCGTCTTCTAAACCAGGTAAAATTAAAATATAACCGTCTTTATTGTTTTTCCATTGATGATTATGTACATTTGTAAATTTTATATTATTTGCTTCTTCTATTAGTTTTATAGTCTTTTCTAACCGTCCTTTAATAGGTTTACACCACTTTGTTTTACTATAAACCCAATGATTTAATCCCATTCTATAATATCTAGGTGGTATTTCTTTGTAGAATTTATTAATATAATTACACTTCATTCTACTTAATGTAGCACTTTCTATATGAATAATTTTTTTATTATAATGATAAGCAAACATATTAACTAAATCGTTTCTATGATTCATAACTGCCATCTTATGATTATTTGCGTTAGGTAACCATTGTCTTTTAGGATGTTGACTACCAAAAGTACCGTTATTTAAAAAGAAATCACAGGTTTTCATATCATAAAAATCTTTATAATTAAAACTGTCTGTATTAGATAAATTTATGATCTCGTGTTTTTCTTTTAGGGCGTGTGTAATAGAAGTTACTGCTTTTGATTTATCAAACTGTACTATTTTCATAACCAACCTTTTGTATAAAATAACTATCTGCAATGTCTGATATAGGATTACCTACCTTATCTGTATCAAATATCTTTTTTAAATCTATTTTTGTTTCTTTAACAAACGATTCATACATCATATCTTTATCTGCGTTGCCTTTACCTGTTGCACCTTTCTTTACTACACTAGGTACAATTGTTTCGTATGGTATTTTTAGTTCTTGTAATCTGTATTTGAGTATGCCACAGTTTTCTGCTATTTGAAATATACCTTGTCCTTTTGATCCAAAAGAATAACCTTCGATATAGACTATAGGATTAATTAGATTTGTAACTATATCTAAAACAAAATCTGAAATTTGAGAAAATCTGTGTATAGGAGTTTTATATTCTTTATGTTCATAACCAACAACATCCTCACTCATATTACCAATCCACTTTTTTCTATTAGTTAAATAATAAAACATCAAACCTGCATTGCCATCAATGTTTATACAAACAGCAGGACTTGTTAAACTATAATCAATTCCAACTATCGTCTTCTTCACTAGACTCATATCTTTCCTCAATTTCTTCAACATCATCAATCTCTACCTCATATCCACAAAAAGGACAAGTTAATGGTTCTAAATCTTGTTCTTCCGTATTCCATTCTACAGAATATTTAGTATCGCAATTAGAACAATGTTTATTTGCTTTGTCTAGTTTAATTTCTAATGTCATTATAGTTTGAATTTTTTAAACTGATCTTTCTTAACGTCTTGTTTAATACCACCTATTACATAACTTTCTATTTCTGTTTCTTGTGGTGCATTTTGTGTTGATCTACTATTCAACCAATGTTCAACCCAAGGCAATGGATTTGTTTTTTGATCATAAGCAGGTGTTAATTGTATTGCCTTCATTCTTCTATTTGCCATATACTCTACAAATTGATGTAATAGTTTTTCTGATAAACCAATCATTGATCCTTTACTAAACAAATACGTTGCCCAACGTTTCTCTTGTTGTACAGCATCATCATACATTTGTAAAACTTCTTTTTCAGTTTCTTTAATAATCTTTGTAAAGTCTTTATCGTTTTCGTAATCTCTCCAGTTATTAATTATTCTTTGCGACATTGCAAGATGTTGACTTTCATCTCTTGCAATAAAAGATATAATCTTTGCTGAACCTTCTAGTTTTTTTAATTCACCAAATCCAAAAGAACAAGCAAATGATACATAAAATCTTAAACCTTCTAATATATTTACAGATACCATAGCAAGATATAATCTTTTCTTTAATTCATACATATCTACTTTTTTAGGATCAATTGTCCATTGATATCCCATAGATATTAAATCATCATAAGTTTTTGTTACACTTGCTGCTCTCTTTTCAATTTTCTCATCTTGTATAATTGTATCAAATACTTCACTAGGATTTGAATATAAATTTTTTATTATGTATGTGTAACTTCTACTATGAATAGTTTCCATAAAGTCCCAAGCAACAACAGCACCTTCTAATTCTGGTAATGATATGAAAGGTAAAAATGCAAGACAAGGTCCTCTACCTTGTACACTATCTAACATTGTTTGATATTTTAAATTAGAAGTAAAGATAAACTTTTGTTCTTCTCTTAATTCAAGGTAATCGTTTCTATCTTTTTGTAAAGATACTTCTTCAGGTCTCCAAAAATATCCTAATTGTTGTTGTGTCAGTTTATCAAAAATAGGATACTTCATTGTATCATATCTTTGTACTGCTAAATCAGGACCAAAAAACATTTGTTGTTTTGTTGCGTCTAACCCTTTATCTTTATTGAATACACTTTTTACCATTTCGTTCTATTTATTACCTTTTTAAATTGTACAGCTTTCACACGCCTCTTCATCTTCTACTTCTTTAGGTGTGTCTTCAACTGGAGTTTCGTAGTCTATGTTATGTTGTGGTTCGTCAACATCTTTTTTAGCGTCATATGTGTTTTGATAATATGACGTTTTCCAACCATACTTATATGTTGTAAGTAAATCTTGTGCCATTGTTGACACAGGAACTTGATTGTCTTCATAGTTTTCAGGATTATAAGACCAATTACCAGATATTGCCTGATCAAAATATTTCTGCATTACAGATACTACATTTATATAACCTTCATTTGATTTCATATCCCATAATAATGTGTAATTATTTTTAAGTCTTTTATAGTCAGGTACAATTTGTTTTAAAGGACCTTTTTTAGATTTCTTAATTGATAGATAATCTCTAGGTGGTTCTATGCCGTTTGTGGCATTAGAAACCACGCTAGATGATTCTGATGGCATTTGGGCCGAGAGTGTGCTATGTCTTAGGCCGTGTTCTTTTATTTCTTTCCTTAACCACTCCCAATCATATGTAAATGTACGATTGTTTACAATCTCATCTACTTCTTTTTTGTAAGTGTCTATAGGTAAGATACCATCGGAATATTTTGTTCTATTAAAGTATTCACAAGCACCCTTTTCTTTTGCAACTTCATTACTTGCCTTTAATAGATAATACTGAAATGCCTCGGTTAGTTTATCAACTTGTCTCCACGCAAGTTTTTGATCAAACTTATATCCTTTTTTAGCAAGATAGTGTGCAAGTCCTATGTAACCGATACCTAAACTTCGTCTTGCCTTTGTAGATTTTTCAGCAGCAACAATAGGATAGTTTTGATGATCTATAATTTCTTCTAGTGATCTAACTGCAAGATCACATAATGGTTCTAATTCATCTCTTTTGTTTATTAAACCTACGTTGATTGCTGATAAAATACATAATGCAATCTCGCCTTCACCATCAATGTGTTGTAAAGGATCAGTAGGTAATGTAATCTCTTGGCATAGATTTGACATTGTTACTCTATCTTTAAATGATGAGTGAGTATTACAATGATCAATATTCATAATATAGATACGACCTGTTTCAGCACGTTCTTTTAGTATGTTAAAAAATAATTCTTGTGCATTTACTTTTTTCTTTTTAACAGATAGTTTTCTTTCTGCCTTTAAATATAAATCATCAAACTCTGGTGTACCCCACGCCTCGTAGAGTTCAGGTACTTCGTGTGGTGAGAATAAAGTTATATCTTCTTCATTAATAAATCTTTCATAGAATAGTTTTGATATTTGAATTGAGTAATCAAGTTTTCTAACTCTATTATCTTCACTACCTTTATTGTTTTTAAGAACAATAATATCTTCTATCTCTTGGTGCCAAATAGGGAAGTGAACAGTTGCCGAACCTCCTCTAACTCCGTTTTGAGTACAGCACTTAACCGTTGCCTCAAACTTTTTAAGAAATGGTATAACTCCAGTATGTTGTACTTCTCCGCCTCGTATTCTGCTGTTGATTCCTCTAATTCGACCTGCGTTGATACCGATACCAGCTCTTTGTGCCACATAACGCCCAATGGCCATATCACTACTGAAAATAGAAGGTAGAGTATCGTCAACGTCAACAAGTACACAACTAGCATACTGCCTAATAGGAGTACGAACACCAGCCATAACAGGCGTTGGAATATTGATTTTGAATTGTGAAATAGCATCATAATATTTTTTAACATATGTCATTCTCTTTTGTTTAGGATAGTTTGCAAATAGTGTTGCCGAAATCATCATATACATAAACTGCGGTGTTTCAAATATATCGCCGTTTGATCTGTCTTGTACCAAATATTTGTCTATGACTTGTCTTAAACCAGCGTATGTAAAAGTATAATCTCTTTCGTGGTTTAACCAATTTTCCATTCTATCAAAATCTTTTTTGTCATACCATTTTAATATTTCAGAATCATATACACCTATTTCAACACATTTTTGTACGTGTTTATAAATGTGAGGATGATCCCACAATTTATCTATGACTTGTTTTCTTAATGAGTATAAAAGTAAACGTGAAGCAACATATTGATAGTTAGGAGTTTCAAGTGAAATTAAATCTGCTGCTGACTTAATTAAAATTTGTTGAATTTCATCTGTGGTCATACCATCATAAAATTGTAAACCACTATTCATCTCTATTTGAGATGATGAAACACCTGTTATATCTTCACAGGCATACTCTACCATTTCGTGTATCTTTTCAATGTTTAAAGGTTCTTTGCCTCTATCACCACGTTTAATTACATTTATATTTTCTTGTACCATTCGTCCCCCTTAAACTTTTTTCCAATAACTTAATTTTGTTAATGCTTCTAATTGTCTATATGTGTTTTTACTTATAATAGTTTCGACTTCAGGTATGGACATATTATTCATTATCATATCATTTACATCTTTGAGTTGAATATCATTTGGCCATATTACAATATTATAATCTTTTTCAATCACGTTATACATTCTTTTTATAATCTCTTTATTTCTTGGTTCGTTATCAAATATGTATGTTATTTTTTCATTAGAAATTTTATTATTTAAAAATAAATCTGCCCCAGCAGCAGCAAGACAGTTATCAATAAATAAACTATCAATCGGACCTTCAACGATTTTAATTTCTTTGGTAAAATTAATTCGCTCAAGTCCGTATATCTTTTGTTTGCTTTCATCTATTTTTACCGTTAAATACTTTGGTTGTTCTTTACCGAAAGCACGACCTTGAAAAGCAAAAAACTTGCCAGTTGTGTCATAAAATGGTATAATAAGTCTAGGATGATCTTTAGTAACTTTGTAAGTATTTGGTTTTACTTTGTTAACTAAAGTCATAAACTTTTCACATAGATATAAAATATCAAAATACTTTTCAGGTATCTTTCTTTTTACACAGTATAATCTAGCAGGATGATCTTCAGGCAAGTCTTCTATAGTTTTTAGATTATCCAGTATTGTTTGATCTTTAAACTTTACAGGTTCAAATTCAAACTTTGGTGTCGGTGTCGCAGGTGCCGAGCCTTTGTATCTCTCTAAAATATATTGTGAATATAAACTAGGATCTACAAATTTTAAAAAATTTGCAAGGTTTTGACCTTGACCACAATTGTGGCATTTAAAGAACATATCATTTTTTATTCTGTAAATATATGCTCTTGCTTTTGTTTTAGACTTTTTAGAATCACCACAATGTGGACATCTAAAATTGTAGAGATAGTCAGTTTTCTTTTTAAACTGTTCTAATCTACTGGAAACATCATTAATAAATTTTAAATCAATATAACTCGACATAGCAATAATAGTAATATACTATATATACGCTAAAAAGTCAAGTCTAATTTGAGATCATCTGAATAATATGCAAGAAATTCTTGGATAATACCCATCCTATAACAATTGCCCCACCTAATATCAACCATCTCCACTTTTCAAGTACACCTACTCTACTACCTATGTCATTTTTTAATGACTTAATTTCAATCAGTAGTCGTTTTTCAGTCTGACTAATCTCTCTTTGTAGGTCTCTATAAACGTTGTCTATTTCATCTGCTCTGTCTTTGAGTTTATTAAATATTACTTCGTCTATTTGTTCTTGTCTTTGGATTTTTTCTTCGTGTACAGCCAACATAGATTTGATAGATGTAGAAACGTCTGTTAATTTATCTATTGCCGTATCTAAACGACCTTGAATAGAGTTAACACTTTCTATATCTTTTCTTAATGATTCTAATTGAACCTTTATATCAGTTGTACCGTTTTCCATTAGTTAGATAAAGGATTGCCTTGTTTAATTTTTAATTCTTTAATTTGTGCTTTTAGTAATTCAATTTCTTTTTCATTTATTAAAATGTTAGTTTCATACTTTGCCATTTTTTGGTCATATGATTTTACTGTAGCAGCAAATTTGTCTGGATCAATCGAATCAATCTTTGTCATAATTTCTCCGTACTTGACAAAGCCAGTTCCGATAGTACCAATTAATCCTACTGTAGCAATTAATGCTGTTAGATTATTTTTAATTTTATCAATCATTAACTTCCTCTCTTTTGTTTAAGGGCATATAATTCAGCCTGAATACGACTGATTTCAGATTCTATTTCCACCGTTAGGCGTTGTTTTACAGCAATAGGGTCATTACTTGTGTAGGTATTTAAATTAACCTCGTTGTATATTTGTTGCTGTTCTAATATATTTAGATTTTCATAGAACGGTACATTACTATACAAGTTTTGATTGCCGTATATTCTCTTATTTATATAATTTGAAATGTCTGCCTCACCTGATTTTATTCCTTGTGTTGTTATAAATTGCACTGCCTGTAGTTTTTGGTCAACTTTTTTTAATTTTGCCAAAACTTTTGCAATAACTCTTTCTACTTTCTTTTCTATGCTACGAGTGTCAATTGACGACCCGCTGTTTGTCTTAACATCTGTGTCTGTCTTAGCATCCACAGTTTCTTCATTGTTCTCCGTCTTCTCCGTTCTTTCTGTCTCCGTATTTTTATCCACATCTGATTCATTAGATACATTTTCACTATCTTTTGATTCCGAAATTGTTTCATTAGATTCTTCTTCAACTTTCGTTTCTGTAGTTGTGTCATTGGACTCCTTTAAGTCAGTAATATTATTTTCTGTTTCAACGGTTTCTTCTTCAACGGTATTTTCAGTTAGGTCACTAGGGCCTCCTTCGGTTGTTAAGTCTTCTTTAAAGTCATCACCACCCATATCAAAGTCTTCACCAAATTCTTCTTTAATACTATCTGTCATTGTGTCAAAAAATTCTTCTTTGCCTAAATCTTCTTCTATTAAAGCTGTTTCAAATGTTTCTGTTAAATCATTTGCTTCAATAAAATTATTAAATGTTTCTACAGCGTAATCTTCTATTTTAAATTCTTCTAATTTACCATCTAAATCTTCTACGATAATTGTTGTTTCAATGTTAGCAACTTTAAATTCTTCAGTTAAATCTTCTACCTTTACAACTTCATTAATATACTCATCATAAGATTTACCATCATCTGTTTTAAAATCTGCTATATCTTCTAACGCTTCATTGTCGTAAGTACAAGCATTTGGTACTCTATCATAACAATAGGTAAATGTTTCTGTTGATGTTGTTGATGTTTGGTAAGTATCATTTGTAGTAACGACTAAACTAGGATTGTTTATATCAGGACCTATATGTGAAGAAGATGAATAACCTGATGTTACGTTTTCAATACTAGCAGTGATA